CCATGATCTGTGGGTCTTGCATAAAGGCTTGGTGGGTAGCGATGTGGGCGTCGTGATCTTGGAATATAAACGCTTTCATCGGTTTACCAATAAGTGCTGCCATATTCTCGCTAACCGGATCGGAAGGCTTCATGTCGTCGCTGATCGGTACAAGCTTGTCGGCGTTCTTAACCCCTAATACCTCGATCATCTGACGATGAAGCTGGGGTAAGTCGTATATTTGTGGGGTGGCCTGTGACATCTGCAACACGGTTTGGTACTGCACAACTCGTTGTGCCATCGTGCTGCTATTGGGGTCGCTGACAGGAATTACTTCCACCATAGCGTAGTCGGCTTGTCTAGCACGAGGCTCGCCACGGTCAGGCACATACATATACTCTTCTGGGGCGTACTCAGCGATGATCTTTCTAAGGAGTTTAAACTCCTGCTTCATCGAGAAATGGACACGGGATTGCACCGCAGCCATTGGTTTGAGGGTACGTTCTAGTAGAGCGAGTGTAGTTCCAACAGGCGCGTTAGCACTCATGTCGGAGATGTTCATGTCGGAGATTGCCCCCAAACGTCGCCCTTCCTCAGTAATCTGCTTAAGTAAAGCAAAGAGGGTTTGGCTAGGCTCCTTGTAAGGGAGAGTCATTAAATTATCTTTTATACTACCGCTAGGCACGTCTACATCACGGAACTCTCCGGGACCAATCGGTGTGTCGTCGCCCTTAACCCGCAGCCCACGGGACTTTAAGCCCCCCGGTAGATTCGACAAAGTACCTGCATCAACTAATTGACGGATGATACTAGTACCAGCGCGAGCGTAGCCCCCGATAATATGAATGAGTCCGAGTCCATAAAATCCAAATCCGGGGACGTAAGCATAGTGTACGAAATGTTGACGTTTTAGCGTCAAAGAATCGTCAGGGTTCCAGTTACGGCGGATAGCTAGTACCTCACCCGTACCCTTCTCAATCGTTACCACATAAGGCTTTGCGACCTGTAGGGACTCTTCATTGTCCGCCCCGTCCACACCGTCAATATTCAGGTCAGCGTGTACTTCAAACAGGGTGTAACGGTCATCAGAAGTGAGAGATACCCCGGATTGCTCAGCCTTAACTTCTTCAACGTCTGAGAAAAACGACATAGGATCGCCAAGTTCCACGTCTCGATAGAACCCAGCCGCCTGTAGCTTAATCATTTCGTTCTTTGTCTTGCGCATAACGTGCGTAACGCGCTCTGCGGACTCAATATTAGAGGCACCGTAAGGCACAATCACGTCTTCAGCAGGGATATATAAGGCTACTTGACGGCCCAAACCGGGGTCAAAATACACCTTTTTGAACGCTGAGCCAGATAAACCAAGTGAATACAGCATCCTTTCATGCTCGGGGCGGTACTCCACCATGACTTCAGTCAGTTCGTAGTTCATATCTGTCTTAACACGTAAGGCAGCGTCTTCTTTCTCTTGGGTTACCTCCCCAAGAATCTTAGTCTTTACAGGACCAGTAGCAGGAAAAGTCTCGCTCATGGCCTCGGCTTGGAACCGGATAGCAGATTCCGCTAGGATGTTAGAGTACACGCCACAGGCGTTTTCCCAAGGCTCAGTACGCTCTTCGTATTTCATACCCAACACGTCAAGACCCGCAACGTAAGTCTCCGCCCAGTCACGACGCGCCGCCATGTCACCTTCCACAGCCTCACACAGCTCGCTTGATACTTCTTGCAGTTGGCCGTCTTCTAAGTAGTCAGCTAAGTTTGCATCAAATGGGGCAGCATCAATGTCTTCGTTTTCTTCACCAAAGGTAATCTCTACACTACCGTCTTCCAGCACTACTTCAACGCCCTCGTTAGACATGCCATCTATAGCTATTATGGCGTCGGCTTCCCCCATGTCTTCAATGCCTTCGGGCATCTCGTACAAACTCTTTTCAATTGCCATCTTCTTATCCTTTAATAGTATCCGCCACGGTGCCTGTACAAAGGCTCGCTCTCAACTTCGTCAGTCGGTAGGGTTATAAACCCCCCTTGGCGAAACCGCATCAATGCCATTATAGTGGTATCCACCAAGTCATCATTAGACATGAACGGGAAGCCCGCTACTTCTTCTACTAGCTCTTCCGCCCAACGTGTCTGTGGAACCCACACGAGTCCAGAGCGTACTATATCAGCAACCGAATTTAAACGCGCTGTCTTATCTCCTGAACCCCGGTGGGGCGTGTACTCTTGCACCATAAGCCCAGACCTACGCATCTCTTGGTACAGTGGCGTACCACTACTCTTCTTCTCCACTATGAACGCATCAGGTTGCCACTCTTCATACTCTGCCCATGCCAGCTCTTTCAGTTCAGGAAACTCCAGCCGCTTTTTAATAGAGTTGAGCAGGATGATGCCGTAGCAGTTATCCTCTTCGTGAAAGAACACACCCCACGTAGTTAGTGCCGTGTAGTCCGCCCTGTTGTTCTTCTCTGCCGCCGCGTCGAGCGTCATTATTATATAATCACACTTCGGCGGGTCTTCGTGGGGCCATTCTTTCCACCACTCACGTTTAACAAGCGCCGCTTCTTCCGCAGTCGGTTTCTGCTGAAACTGGGCATTCCACTGGAACACCGGCATAGAAGCCTTAGTGCGGTAGAGAGCGTCAAGGTCAAAGAACTCAGGCCACAGCGGCTTCTCTATTATATTAGTTGTGTCTAGTGGGTCTTCGATTTCCAGTACCGCCGGGAATTCTACCACCTCATACTTATCAGCCAATTCGTTTTGCGCCATGTCTCGTGTCATGCGGCCCGTCAGGTCATCCAGATGCCACCGCGTTTGTACTATCGCAATACGCCCTCCGGGCATCAGTCGTGTACGTGCCCCGAACGTAAACCACTCGTAGGCTTTATCGAAAACATCTAAGTTCCCGTTAATAATATCTTGCTCGTTGTGCGGGTCATCAACCAACAGTAAGTGAGCACCGCGACCGGCCAGCGCCGAGCCTACTCCACAGGCAAAATACTCTCCTCCCACACTCGTGTTCCACCGCCCTGCTGATTTACTGTCTATGGCAAGTTGTGTGTCAGGGAAAATTTCCTTGTACTCCGGGGTTGAGATTAAGTTCCGCACCTTTCTACCAAAATCCACCGCAAGGTCTGTAGTGTGCGACACCATTAGCACCTTCATAGTCGGGTTACGACCTAAAAACCACGCAGGGAAATAGATAGAAACTAGCTGTGATTTGCCGTGTCTTGGAGGCATATTCACACAAATACGGTCTTTTCCAGTGTCTTTTACTGGTTTACCATCATATTCATACTCCCGCCCCTGTGCAATCTCCATCAACAGGTCACCTAGTATGCGGTGGTGCTTGCCTACCTTGTAATCTGCCTGCATGGCACAGCAAAAAGCAATGAGATCGTCCCGCGCAGCCTCTACCCTCCGCTTACGCTCGTACTCATCCAATGTTTTAAGCAGTTCTTCCTGCTCATCGGGGGTATAGGAGTCAATATTAGCCAGAAGAAGCTCAATATCTTCCATAGAGAACTCAAACTTCTCCAATACCGTTTCTTTAGCTGGGTTTTGCTTCATATACCCCTTCAGTGTTCTTTTTAAGCTCCAATAGGCGCTCTTCCAGCTTACTCCTAATGTCGGCAGCATTCTGGTGGGTGATTATCACCTCTTTCTTCTCGGCAAACAGCCCAATTTCGTTAATCTTACCCAAAAACTGTAGTGCTTGCAGTCGAATCCGCGCATCGGGGTTCTCTGTCTCCAGAAGAAGTTTATTAATTACCGTATTCTTTATGTCTTCCGGGGTTGCATTCAACGAACCCCCGTACTCTTCGAGTATGTTGTATGCCTCAAGCAGAGATACGGTAGTAGAGGCAGCGCGTTTGCCCTTCTTTTTTGCTTCTGGCTCATCTTCAGCGGGGTCTGGGGTAAACGGTATCAAGTTCACCTCCACATCGTGTTTTTCCATCAACGCCATATTACGGCAAGCCGCCTCTGCTATCTCGCGTAACTCCGGATAGTTAAAATTACTAGGTAGTTCTAGAGGAATTTTAACTATCCGGAGTTACGCGAGATAGCAGAGGCGG